CCGGCCGGGTGCTGCGCCTTTTCGAGACCGGCCAGTTGGAGGAGGCGCGGCTCGTGCGCAACCTGCGCCGCACCGGTGCGACCGTGCTGGAGGTCGACCCTGAGACTGGCCGGCAGTTCCGCATCCAGGCCCACGGCGGCCACTTCGGTGGATCCATGGACGGCGTGGCACTCGGCCTGCTGGAGGCGCCGCGCACCTGGCACCTGCTGGAGTTCAAGACCCATGCGGCCAAGAGCTTCGCGGATCTGGTGGCCAAGAAGGTCCGGGAAAGCAAGCCCCAGCACTACGCCCAGATGCAGATCTACATGCACCTGGGCGGCCTGACCCGCGGCATGTATGTGGCCGTCAACAAGGACAACGACGACGTTTACATCGAGCGCATCGAGGTCGACCCCGCCTACGCCCAGGGGCTGTTGGACAAGGCCGGGCGGGTGATCTTTGCCGCGCAGCCCGGACCGCGCATCAGCGAGGACCCGGCCTGGTACCAGTGCCGCATGTGCGACCACAACCCTGTGTGCCACGGGCAGACGAGCGCGGCGGTGAACTGCCGCACCTGCCTGCACGCCACGCCCGTGGACGGTGGCTGGATGTGTGAGCGCCACCAGCGCTCGCTGTCCGAGGCCGAGCAACGCGCCGGCTGCGAGAACCACCTGTACCTGCCGGCGCTGGTGCCTGGCGAGCAGGTCGACGCCGGGCCGGACTGGGTCGAGTACCTGCTGCCCGGTGGGAATCGCTGGCGCGACGCCGGTATGAACAAGTACGAACCTGAACTTTATGGAGCTGCACCATGACCCTGACCCTGCGCCCGTACCAGAGCGCCGCCATCAACGGCATCTACAACTACTTCGCAAGCGAGACCGGCAACCCGCTGATCGTGATCCCCACGGCCGGCGGCAAGTCGCTCGTCATGGCCACCTTCGTCGAGGGGGTGCTCAAGGCCTACCCGGACCAGCGCATCCTCATCGTCACCCATGTGCGGGAGCTGATCGAGCAGAACCATTCCGAGCTCCTGCGCCTGTGGCCCGGCGCCCCGGCCGGCATCTACTCCGCGGGCCTCAAGCAGCGCGACCTCAAGTCACCGATCCTGTTCGCCGGCATCCAGTCCATCCACAAGCACGTCTACGGCGTGCAGCAGTGCGACCTGGTGCTGATCGATGAGGCCCACCTGATCCCGCGCTCCAGCAACACCATGTACCGGCGGTTTCTGGACGGGCTGAAGCGCCTGAACCCGGCCATGAAGGTCATCGGCCTGACGGCCACCCCGTACCGCCTGGACTCCGGCCTGCTGCACGAGGGCAAGGACGCGATCTTCACCGACGTAGCCTATGAGGCCTCGGTGCGCGAGCTGATCGACGACGGCTACCTGGCACCGGTCATCTCCAAGCCCATGGCCACGCAGATCGATGTGTCTGGTGTCGGCACACGCGGTGGCGAGTTCATCGCCAAGGACCTGGAAGCCGCGGTGGACAAGGACGCCATCACCCAGGCCGCGGTGGGCGAGATCGCTACCTTCGGCCATGACCGTAAGAGCTGGCTCGTGTTCTGCGCCGGTGTCGACCACGCCCACCATGTGCGCGACGCCATCCGAGCCCGTGGCGTGACCTGCGAGACCATCGTCGGCGACACCCCCAGTGCGCAGCGCGAAGCCCTGATCAAGGATTTCAAGGCCGGCCGCATCCGCTGCCTGACCAACGCCAACGTCCTGACCACCGGCTTCAACGCCCCGGGCGTGGACCTGATCGCCATGCTGCGGCCCACCAAGTCGGCGGGCCTGTATGTCCAGATCGTCGGCCGCGGGTGCCGGCTGGCCCCTGGCAAGGAGGACTGCCTGGTACTGGACTTCGCCGGCAACATCGCCCGCCACGGCCCCATCGATGCCATCAAGCCCAAGCGTCCGAAGGCGGGCGAGGACGGGGAGGCGCCGACCAAGGTCTGCCCGGAGTGCAGCAGCGTGGTGCATGCCGCCGTGCGCGAGTGCCCGGACTGCGGTCACATCTTCCCGCCGCCCCAGGTCCACCTGGACGCGCAGGCCAGCACGCTGGATGTGCTGTCCTCGGGCAAGCCGCAGTGGTTGCCGGTCACCGGCGTGAACTACGCGCGCCACGACAAGCCCGGCAAGCCGCCGTCTCTGCGCGTGGACTACCTCAGCGGGCTGTGCAGCCACAGCGAGTGGGTTTGCTTCGAGCATCCCGGTTACGCCCGCCAGAAGGCGGTGTCCTGGTGGGCCCGGCGCGCCCCGGGCTTGCCCGTGCCGCAGCGCGTGGACGAGGCCCTGGCGCTGCGCACGCGGCTCAAACCGCCGGCCGAGATCGCTGTGCGGCCCAGCGGCCGGTTCACGGAAGTCGTCGAAGCGCGGTTCTAAGTGCTGTGCGCCATCTGCAGGCGCGACGCCCGTGGCTTCGGGTTCGCGCCGGCCCTCATTGGCGTGGAAGCGCCCAACGTGAAGCTGTGCTCGATGCGCTGCATGGACCTGGCCCGGAGGCTCAAAGGAATGATCGATCCGAACAAACACGAGGAGGCGGCGCTGGCGGCGGCCGCACAGGCCGGCGGTGTCTTTGTCGAGCTCACCGGCAAGACGGACCTGGTGAGCTGGACGGCTGAGGAGTGGGCGCGCCTGGTCGACGTCATCGTCAGCGAGTTCCAGGACGTGCTGCGCCGTGCCTACGCCGACGACCCTCCCTTTTGAAGGCGGCCATGAACAGCACCAACTACATGGCCCACGTGGGCGCCACGCTCATCGACCGGGGCTTTGCGATCCTGCCGATCCAGCCCAGCACCAAGAAGCCCGGCATGTACCGGCGCGGCACCTGGCACGACTACCCGCAGTGGAGCCGGCACTGCCAGCGCGACACCACCGACCACGAGATCGAACTGTGGGCCAACTGGCCCGGTGCCGGGGTGGGGGTGGCCGCGGGCCGCGTCATCGGCATCGACATCGATGTCGCCTTCTCCGCCGAGATCGCGTTGCGCATCGAGGGGCTGGCCAAGCAGCTGCTGGGCGACACCCCAGCGGTGCGGATCGGCAACGCCCCCAAGCGGCTGCTGGTGTACCGGGCCGCGGAACCCTTCGCGGGCTTCAAGTACCCACCCATTGAGGTGCTGGGGCTGGGCCAGCAGTTCATCGCCTACGGCCTGCACCCGGACACCGGCAAGCCCTACGAGTGGCCGGTGTCAACGCTGGCCGACCTCCAGATTGATGAGTTGCCCGAAATCTCCGAGGCCCAGGCGCGCGAGTTCGCTCGCCAGGCCTACGAGCTGGTGCCGTCTGAGCATCGGCCGAAGTCGCTGGGCGTGGGCCTGCAGGCGGCTCCGCCCGCAGCCCCCTCGGGGCAGCAGCGGGGGACCCTGGAGGGCATCACCCAGGCCCTGCCGCACATCGTCAACGCCGACCTCGACTACGACAGCTGGGTGCGCTTGGGGCTGGCGCTCAAGGGCGCGCTGGGCGAGGAGGGCTGGCAGCTCTTCGATGCTTGGTCGGCCACCTCACAGAAGTACGAGCCCAAGACCACGTCCAAGGCCTGGCGCAGCTTCAAGCCCGACCGAATCGGCGCCGGCACGGTGTACCACTTGGCCCTGGAATCCGGCTGGGAGCCGCCGTCGGAGCTTCAACTCAACGGCGAGATCGTGATGAACGGGCACCACCCGGCGCGCGAGTTGCTGCAGGCGTTGCAAGCCGCGAACCCGATCAGCGTCACGCCGGTGGTCGCAGCGCCGTCGCCGCAGGGGGCTGCGCACATCGCTGTGCAAACACCCCCGGCGCTGCCGCCTCCCAAGCCGCTGCCCGCGGGGTGGGATCAGGTGGGCGGGGTGATCGCTGACATGATGGCGTTGATGGCGGCCACCGCCAAACGCCCGCAGCCGGTGCTGGCGCTGGGCGCTAGCCTGTGCGCCGTCGGTGCGCTCATGGGGCGCAAGTACCGCACCGAGAGCAACACCCGCTCGAACCTCTACGTGGTGGGTATCGCCGAGAGCGGCGCCGGCAAGAACCACAGCCGTGTCGTGATCAACGAGCTGTTTCGCAAGGCCGGCCTGCTGCAGTACCTGGGCGGCAACAAGATCGCTTCGGGCTCGGGCCTGCTGACCGCCATCCAGCGCCAGCCGGCCATCCTGTTTCAGCTGGATGAGTTCGGCATGTTTCTGTCGGCCGCAGCCGACCGCAAGCGTTCGCCGCGTTATGTGTGCGAGATCCTGGACCTGATGACCGAGCTCTACACGACCTCGGGCACCACCTACTTCGGCGTGGAGTACGCCAGCACCCAGCACAACGACGCGCACCGGGCCATCCACCAGCCCTGCGCCTGCATCTACGGCACCACCACGCCGCTGCACTTCTGGCAGGCCCTGCAGGCCTCCAACGTGGCCGACGGGTCGCTGGCGCGATTCCTGATCATGGAAAGCGAGGACGACTTCCCCGACAGCAACGAGGCCTTCGGCGTCATCGATCCGCCCCAGGACGTGATCGACCGGCTGATCCTGATCCACCAGGGCGGCGGCAAGCTCAACGGCAACCTGACTGATGTGGGTGCCCTTGATGAGGTGCTGGTCGATCCGCGGGTGGTGCCGATGACGCCGGCTGCGCGCCACACCTTCAGGGCGCTGGATCAGGAACTGGTGGGCAAGCTGCGCACCTCCCGGGGCACTGGCTTCTCGTCGATCCTGGCGCGCATCGAGGAGAACGCGACCAAGCTGGCGTTGATCCGGGCGGTTTCGCGTGATCCGGTGGACCCGCAGATCGAGGACCACGATGCCCGCTGGGGGATCATGCTGTCGCGCCACTGTGCCGAGCTGACCATCCGCGAGGCGTCGGCTCGGGTGTCGGAAAACTTGGTCGAGCAGCAGCACAAGCGCGCGCTGCAGATCCTGCGTGATGCAGGCGCTGCCGGCATGGCCAAGAGTGACTTCACCCGGCGCACGCAGTTCATGGACCACCGCCAGCGCGATGGCGTGCTGCGCACCTTGAGCGAG